ATGAAGACTCTTCCCTACATGATATTCAGTTTTCTTATGCTCTGCGCTTTGTGTACAAGCATAAACAGTTATCGCAGAACAGAGAATATTATAGCGCAGGATGTGAATCGGGCATTGGAACAGGTGCTTGTGAAAATGCCCGACAATATGGTCACAACAGACACCATACGCTGCTATCGCAACTGCCTCACCATAGCCGAACTGAAAGACACGGCAGGCATAGCCATGCGTACTGTGCGCAAGGACGGACGTTGGGAGACCCGACTCGTGGCGGAGGCTAACTGTGGCTTCGCAACTACCTTCATGATGTCCGACCCAAAGGCATCAGGATCTTTTCTGTTTGCCGGATTGCTGTGGCTATTGTGCAGCTTGTGGTACATAAAAAGGAAAAGACCGGAGCTGATTGCGCAAGGCATATCGTACGGAGGCATTGTCTTTTATAACGACAAGTTCATGACGCTTTCGGGCGAGCAAATTCGTCTTACGCCTATGCAGCATTCTCTGCTCGAAATGTTCATAACAAGCGACACGCATACTCTATCAAAACAGCACATTTGCGACCGACTATGGCCGAAGAAGCCCGATGCAAGCGACACGCTCTACACGCTGATAAAACGCATAAAACCTATAGTAGAGGCTCATAGCGTGTTGAAGATAGAGTCGGACAGAGGCAAGAGCTATAGCTTGAAAATCAAATAGATAGGATTAGTCAATACAGTAAGGTAAAATAATTATTCTTTATAATCTTGGGTAAATGTGAGTAGAATAAACCGCAAATATACCGCAAGTAAACCGCAAGTATTTAAATAAAATAAAACTATGGCAACTGTACATATATATTTGGATAAGCGTTCAGTAAAACGTGGTGAAGAAGCTCCACTTAAAATCGGTATTAACAAGAAGGGGTCTTCTGCCTACATTTCTCTTAAAATCAAAGTATACCCAACTCAATGGGATGCTGAAAAAGAACGTATTAAAGACCATCCAAACAAGAAAGCTCTTCAAAGTTATATAGACACTCAACGCAACAAAGTGTCTAATATTATAATGGATTTAACTAAGGACGGTAAACTAACGAAACTGACAGCGACACAAATAAAAAACAAAGTGCAAGAAATTTTAGATCCTACTGTTGCTGTGTCTAACAGTTTCTATAATCGTTTTATTTCTTATGCGAACTCTCGTTCTGCCAGGCGAACAAAAGAAATGTATTTATTAACTGCAAAACGAATGCTTGAGTATGACAATAATATTAAGTCAAGAACATTTGAAAATATAGCAAAAGATTGGCTTACAGGTTTTGACCTTTTCCTACAGAAGACTTCTCCTGCTATTAATGGTCGTAATATACATTTTCGTAATATTAGGGCTGTATTTAATGATGCCTTAGATAACGAGATTACTCACAATTATCCTTTTCGTGTGTTTAAGATTAAAAGAGAACAGACAGTAAAACGTTCTCTAACTTTAGACGAAATTAGAAAGCTTTTTGCTGTTAGTGACCCTTATCAACAGCGTACTATAGACTTGTTCAAATTGTCTATATATCTAATAGGTATTAACCCAGTTGATTTGTGCGAACTAAAGGAAATTGATAGTCAAGGGAGAATTAACTATAGACGTAGGAAAACAAAGAAATTATATTCTATTAAAGTTGAACCAGAAGCTCTTGAGATAATTAACCGATACAAAGGTAATAATTATTTACTTGATATTTTGGAAAGGTATAACAATGCCCAATCTTTTATAGCAAGCTTTGACTATCTGCTTAAAAGAGTTGGTAAATGTGTTTTAATACAAAATCCAAACTTCGAAAAAACACATCGGCATAAATATATCAAAGAGTGCACACCTTTATTCCCTTGTCTATCATCATACTGGGCAAGGCATACTTGGGCAACATTGGCAAGCGAACTTGATATACCCGAAGATGTTATAAGTCATGCTCTTGGACATTCTTATTCTACAGGAGCTGCTGTTACGCAAGTGTATATCAATTTCAACCGCAAAAAGATAGACGATGCAAATCGTAAGGTAATAGATTATATACTTGACATAAACACAGGAAAATAAAACATTATTTGGTCTAAATATCGTTTTTCTCTGTAACGGCATAATTCCTGAAATATGTATAAGTATATGGATGGAAATTTTGACTGGCTTAGAACGGCTAAGACGAAGAATTTAACTTTTTGTTAACTTAACATAGGTATATAAGTATTAAAGGAAGCAAATTGTACATAAACAACTTGCTTCCTTTAACTATATATTATCTCTTTCTATGATTGTTTTGTGAGTTTCTGCAAGAGGGGATTTTCCATACATTTTACTGATAGTAATCGTCTTAGCGCAATTACCTATTTTTTCAACAAGTGCTATTATAGCTTCGTCAATTTCGCAAGCACAGTTGTAAACATCAGCAGAAAGGTTTTCTTTCTCTATTCCTTTTGTACATTTGTTCCAAGTATCATTCAGCTTTGTTGCTGCTTCTATCATTACCTTTATATCCATAGTTCCACTTTTTAGATTTAGATTGATTCAAATATTTTTTCACAAAGCTCACCCATGATGTAGCATGGCTGTTCACTCTGCATTTCTATTCCGTCATTATCGCAGATGTGCGCAACAACATGAAGGAGTTCATGTCCTATAGTGTTTGCTAGACTTCCTTTGTTGTCAGATGCGCCAACTGCGACAACGCTCTCTCGTTTTCCCACGTTAGAGTAAGTTAATCCTCGCTCGTCACTCGACAATGATAGGTGCTTATATGCCGATTCAAGGGAATGGTCATTACAACCTATATTTTCTAACGCATGACATATCTCATCAGTATCATTGGCGGTATACCCGATGAAACAAGTAATACTCCACCTATACTGATCCAAATGAATCTCACGCCTTATCATAGCAAATCTTCCCAAGGTATAGGCATACCATTGTGGCAGCAGTCGGCATAGAAGCGATTAAACACAAAACCGTCCTTCTGGTCTACATCATCAACCACATCTTTCACATAATGCGCCATTTGCTGCTCGTCCTTTATCGACTTGCCCCAAAAGTCAGCTCTGCACATATTGGCTACATACACATGGTCGTAGCCGACGAGATTTTCAAGCTGCAAGCCGTTCGTTTGCAACATCTCCTCGACCTTCTCTTTCGGTAGCATCTCCAAACGTTCTTCCTTGCCAGTTGCAGGACTAATCGTCCGCATTTGCTTGACAGCCCACTCACACATCTTCTTGTTGAAGTGATAGCCGTTGTATCTTAAATATGCTATCATTCCTTCGGGTTTCAAGTCGTACATATCCAAAGGCATCTTACATCTTCCCATAATATTTAGGTTTTAAAAGACTGGTAGGGAAGCGAACCTCCCCACCAGTCGGGTTAATTACTTAGTAGCGTCTGCGACCTCGATAACCACCGCGTCGTTCTCCGTAGCGACCTTCGTCGTCATCATCGTACATATCGCGCTCACGGCGTTCGTTCTCGTATCGCCAATCGTCGCGATAATCGGGCATAGGTGAACGCTCGCCGTATCGACCTTCGCCACGCTGCAAGCTGTCAAGACACGCCATTGCCTTGCCGCCATAGCGCAAGCATTTCTCCACGTTCTCGACAAGCTCACCCATCTTGTTCTCTGTGATTTCTATCATGTACATAGCTCTTGCATTTTAGTTATTGCTGTTTGACTTTTTCAGTGCCTTTTGCAACATGCTTTCTATGTTTGACAAAGTACCCTCCATGCCGCAGACCTTGGTTTCGAGCTGAGATATTTTCTGCTCCTGCTCCTTGTCTTTAGCTATCTGAGGATTGAGAACACACATTATCTTCTCGCAGTTACACACCACCTTTTCGTGGTAGTCCTTGCTTGCAAGCACCTCCTGCGAGTGTCGTAACATCGCTTCCACTTCGGCAATCATCGCTTCGCGACTTTCGCTTACTACCACATCGCCCGAGTTGGCAATCTGTCCGTTTGAAGGCAGTTGCTTGAACTCTGCTTCGCCGTCGGGCAACTTTACTTTCACATCTACAACCGTTTCCATAGGCTGCGCTGTAAACTGCCCTGGTTGATAGGTAGGGAACTTCGGCTGCGGATTACTTACGCTTACCACCTGTCCTATTTTCAATGTCGGCTCTTCGCCTTTTTCAAGCACATAGAATATGCTGTTTGTTCTTAGTCCACTGAACATAATACAATTCGCAATTTAGTTGTTAAACAATACCCGTCATTAGCTGAAGGGTGTTAGTATCTCTCTCGAACCAGAGCTGGTATACACCGGTTCCGGCTACATCAGCAACCGTAAGAGCCGCACCTCCAAACTTGGTGACAGCCTGTGTTGCGCCGTTGGTCTCAAAGAGTATCGGCAGCGTGGTCGTTGTGCCCGTCGGTATCGCCTGTCGCAGATTTACGAATACCGTACCTCTGTAGTTGGCGTTCAAGAAGGCATGGTTTCTGAATGAGAATACCACACCGTTTGCGCCCACCGACACACCGGTAGAACCGATAGCTGCCGACCCTCTTCTGTTGACCCATGAATAATGATTACCCCAAATCATAGTCGTTCCTCCAGTTAGATGGTTAGCCCCAAAAGCCGTTAGCTCCGTTGACTCCGTAAAGTCCGTATTGTGCTGCTACGCAGTTTGGGACAGCAACGAACGGCTGGTAAGGTACAGTCGCCGTCTCGGGCATCTTGCACTTGATACCTGCAACCTCCTGCTGCAAGCCTGCCAACACCGCATTGATAGGAGCGACCGCCTGACCTACAATCTGACTTGTCATAGCCGACGACTTGAACGTTGAGTTCTCCTCGCGCAGATGGTCTAACTTGTCCTGCATCTCTCGAAGCTCTGCGGCACGCTGTCCGTCAAGAATCTGCCGTGTGCTGTTCTCGATAGTGTTGCCGAGGTCGCAAGCCTGTCTTTGTGTCTCAAAGGCAAGACTTGAGAAATTGCGTTCCTGACTTGTTGCAACGCCGTTGATGGCGTTCTGCAAGGTGTTGGTCTGCTGACATGTAGCAAGACGATTTTCGCAGCAGCAAGAAGCGAGCTGCTGGGCAATTTGCATGTTGCCCTGCTGGAGAGCGTTGATAACCTGCATACCGCTCATGCCTACCTGGTTGCCCACGCCCTGAACCTGTGAGGTAAGAGCGGAGATAGCAGCCTGTATCTGACCCTCAGTGCAATTAAGCTGTGTGGCGAGATTGCTCAAAGCGTTTCTGTTACCGCCGATGGCATCCATAAGGAGTGAGCGACCGTAGTCGTTGTTGATTTCGTTGGCGATACCGCCGCCGCGACCATTGCCGAAGCCCCAGCCGTTACCTCCCCAACCCATGAGGAAGAAAAGGAAAATTACCCACATGAAGCCGTCACCCCAGCCGTTGCCGTTCTTGTTCATGGCAAGGAGAAGATTGGGGTCGAGACCTCTCTGTTGAAGCAGAGGAGCAAGCAAACTCATCATGCCGCCCTGACCGCTGCCTTCATTGCCGAATACATAAGTTTTTGACTCAGACATAATACAATCTTTTTTAAATTTTACCTTAGTTGACTAAACACTATTTCGTAACGTTACACCGCAAAGTTAGCGTGTTACGACGGATAATGCCATAACACGCTCAAAGATTTTATATTATGCTGATAATCAGATGTATAAGGTGATAGTCGGTACTATCACATCGCAAAACGTTCTTTCCAATCTTTAAAGAATTGGAAAGAATTGAAAACAAAAAAAAGAGAAGCCTCTTTACTTGCTTCTCTTCTGTTTTAAAAAGTGAAGGATGTCCCACTTCTTCCAGTATCGTGTGTGTCCGCGCTTCTTGCACTCACCGTTCGGTATTTCGCCGCGCTTAACCATTCTGTTGAGTGTCGCGTCGCTAACGCAGAGCTTGTCCTTTACTTCCTCTGCGCTCATCATCGGGTTGAGCATATTCGGAAGTATGTCCTGGCAGAGTGTTTCTATATCATCATCACTCATACCGCAAGCCGTCACTTTCTCGCCGTTGCGCTGCTGCTCATCTGCCTTAAAGCACGAATTTGCAAGCGATTGTAACAACGTGCCGAGCATCTTGTAGCCGAAAATCTTTCTCATAGCATTTCTGTTTAACTGAACATCTTTCTGCCGAGGCGCGACTTACTACAGAACCAGTCAACAGCTCCGTAGATATACAACAACAATGTGAACGCCATGATTGCAAAGTGCGCCATCACCATCTCGTTAGTCGTGTACCAACTCCAGTAGACAAGGTGTATGGAGTTGACACCGAAGAAGTAGAAGAACGGTATGCGATACTTCCAACACAGCCAGAAGAAGCGCGACGCAAGAATAAGAACCATCGGCAGTATATAGACCATGATGTATATAAATGTGTAGCACGCCCAATTTGCTCTGTGCACGGCAAACATCTCCTTTGGATTGCGGCTAAAGTCAAACACGCCGTACATGTGCGCCGTCATTATGAGTATTGGAACCCACTTGCTGAACCAGCGGAAAAACCGCAATATTCTGCGTGAATACTGATTGCCGGACTCTGCCAGCAAAGACATAATCTCCGATATGTCCTTACCCCTCACAAGAGCAAGAAACATCCTTTTATCATCCTCGTTCATAGTGAAAAATTTTGGTTTGACGTAATTGTCTGTTAGTTTTATTCGGTGCAAGTTAGTCATTTATTTGCAAAGTTGTATGCTTTGTTATCTTTATTTATATTAATTTAAACTCCTTGCCTATCTTCACAGACGGGCAAGGCTCCTGAAAACACTTTACCTTAAAAACTAACAACTAACTCACCTTCTTCTGTGTATCAGCCAAAGCAGCAGCGAGATTAAGCACAGCACCACCGATCCGACCGCTATCTTGCCTACGAACATCTGCGTCTGCTCCCACCATGTCGCCTTATGCTCAACTGGCACCGGCACTGGAATTGAGTCCGCTCGCAGGATAGACTTGTATATCGTATCGGTCTTAATACTTACTCTATCACGCCATTTGTACACGTTCTTTGTCTTATATATCGTATCTCCTACCATGTAACTCTCGACATAAATAGAATCGTGTACGCGGAACGTATCGGCTTGGTAGTTGGTCTTATACAACGTGTCCGTCTTGTTGATTACCCGTTCAAGCACAACAGGCTTCGGAGTCGCGCAGCTCGTCATAACAAGCAGGAGCAAGTGCAGCATAGAGCCAACGATGATAGTGAAGCCGTAGCGGCAAATGTCATCCCACTCGATGCCCGGTAGCTTGTATCGCTTCCATTGGTACACCTCTCGCAGCACCATTACAGGCAGCGCGAGCGCTCCCACGAATATAGATGCGATAAACCATCCGATAGCACCTTGTCGGTTTCGCTTATTCTCGTCGTAGTCTTCATCGACCACATCGTGCTTGTCTGCCTTGTAGAAAAAAAAGAGCGTTATCGCTCCCAATACGATGCAGTTCAGCAGCATCAGTATTTCTCTTATATTGTTCATACGCTTTTACTTTTGACATTATTATTAATCAGTTTCTTCTCTTCCGTAGTCTCTCGGTGGCTTTCGCTTCATACATCCGTTCACGGTACACTCGTTCCATTGCAGTTCGTGCATTTTCATTAGGAGCGTGTTCTTCTCGTCTTTGAGCTGACGGATGGTTGTTCGCTGCTTGCCAATGTCGTCGTAGAGTGAGTCTATTTTGTTGTTCAGTCGGTCGCGCTCCTCCATGTGCTCTTCATGCTCATGGTCGTAAAGATTGTGCCATTCTTGAGCATAAGCCATCGCGTTCGCGTCTTCGTCTTTCTGCGCAGATGCAGCTTCCTTTCGTTTCCGAGAGTTGTAGTAGAGGAGTTGTCCGACGATGCCGCTGCTTACAAGCAACGTTATAATCTGCAATACTGTATCCATTTTGCACCTCCTTACTCTATTGTTATCCAAATCTGCTCGCCTCTCTCATCCGCAGCCTTCAGCATGGCGTACACTTTACGGAACGTCGCCGTTGAGTTCAGCACCTTACCCTTCTCCTTATTCTCACCGACGAGGATGCAGCCCTCCGTGTCCTTCGCTGTGTTACCACAGTGTATCAGCACACCTTGGTAGCCGGGTGTATTACACAGTCGCGGCAGTCTGCCCTTGCAGAACAGATACTGCGCCCGACCTCCGAAGCGTGGCGATACCGTCTTCATATCTACGAGGTATCTACCCGTCGGAAAGGCGGTTTCGCCTTTAATCTTCACTCCGCATATCTGCGCAACCGACATATTAGATGTCAGTCCTCTATCTTTGTCTTCGAGCGTGTCGCAGACGTATGCGCCGTCAACGTACATCTTACCTATTGTGTACGCCTCCTTCTTTGCTATTCGTTTTACTTTTACTTCCATGCTATTTGAATTTTTTGTTAATTAAAGTTATTAAATCACTTTTTATCTCTGTTTAGTACCAACTACCCTTACAAGTATTATAAAAATGTAGTAATTTTGTGAGTGAAGAGGAGTCCACCGACCATTGTGATTGCTCGATTAAATGTCGATGTTACGCATGCGTTTAGTGGAGCCTCTTTATTTGGTTTCTCTTTATGTTTACGGCATATGTTGGCATATAACAACTTTTCTTTTCATTTTGGTGTTTAGCCACAATATTACAGATGCCAAACTTGATAAATTTACGTCTCATTTTTTTTACTTTTAAACGCACACCTTTTTTTAACCGTTTGGTTCTGCACCACGTGTATTTGTAAGTGTATATCGCTTGCTTGGCGGAGGATTCATGTAACGCACCCGCGTTAAAATCGAGACTTTGTGGCAGACGTTTATTTACTACCATGCCTTTCTCGAATTTTCTGTAAGGGCTTACGGTATCAAAAGAACTTGGAATGCCTTTGGAATCCAATGTAACCACATAAACACCATCCTTACTAAGTGTTACGTTTTTTACAAACCAGGCACCCGGAGCCAGATCCGTAAGATATAGAGACACTCTATAACAAGTAAAATCGTTGGTGGCTTTAGTAATTTCTATCTCACCATTTCTACCAAGTAAAACATCATAGAAGTGAGTTCTAATAGGGTCACGCCCCCCCAATGGGAAACCTGTATCAGTAATTAATTCTACCTTAATACTATCTCCTTTCTTTGCCATAAGACTTCGTTTACTATTGCCAACCAATAAGGATAGCATTTTTGAGCAGGAGGGCACAATATACCTTACCCTGTCAGACGACGAGCAGGTCAGCAATGAGCATTTTATCGCCCTACCAACTACATATTCTATCTTTGGTTTGCTCTTTTTGACACTCGGGGTTGTTCGCGCGGATACAGGAGGAAGGACAACAAGCGCGGTGTCTACGGCAAACCCTTCAATCTTCACATCCATGCAACCCTTGTTTGCATTATCTCCGTTGCCGTCCTCGGTGTTGGTGTCGCCCTCAGTAGTGCCACCTTCAAAAATGGTATCGCTGCTTGCGTTGTTGTCCACGATGGCGAACTGCTCGTACTCGAAGCTGCGCCAGTTGGCACCCTCCAGTACGCCCGTCACCTCCAAGGCGTAAGTGCCTAACGACAGTGTTGTGCCATCAACGTCAGCCAAAAGTACATCATTAGACTCCTTGTCGATAGTGTAGGGGAGTGCGGTACGCTTGTACTGGCTAACGACGTGCACCGCGATGTTAGTGCAATCAGTCAACGGGAACGATACCTGTTCACCATTGACTATCTTCTTTACAGGTATGCGCAGAGTGAAGTCATTACCTCTAACTATTTTCTTCATATCTTATTCTTTTGGTTGTTCTTCTTCTGTTGTTGTCGGATCGTCGGCTGTAGGTTCTCCTCCTTCGTCCGCAACCGCTCCTCCTCCTTCGTCGCTGTGCGCTATTGGAGCTGTAAATGGTACGTTGTAGCCGTTCCACACAATCGCATACGTATTAGCGTTTGAGACATACACCAATTCGCAGGTGAGAACTGCCATCCATCCGCTTTCAAGCCAGTAGGGGCGAGCTGTGTTGCTACCTCCAACGAGCGACGTATAGCCAACGATATTGATTGTTGTCGCCGGACTTGTGTTGTTTCTTATAACGAACACCTGCCCGAGGTACGTCGCCGCTTCTTCGCTTGTCACACCAAGGCTGGCATTGCTTGCGTTTGGATTGTGAAATGGCAGAATTATTGTCGGGTAGTTACCTCCTGTCTTTTTGCCGATGTCGCCCGAAAGCTCAACAAAGCTACCTGCCTTTACAAAGTTTAGTCGGATATATCCATTGATCGAGTTTTCTTCTGTGTAGCCTTCCAACTTGTCGGGGGTAATAATAGTCTTCTTCTTACGTATCAGTCCAGAGAAGAGACCTGCACCCACCTCCAGCAAACCGTCCTCGTTCACGCTCGCCGTCACTACGCCGCTGTTGTTCTTGACCATGAACTTGTTAGCCGTCGCCGTGATGGTGTCGTCTTCGAGGTCGATGCCCGCTCTTTTCAGACCCGACTCCAGTTTGCCAGCCTCCGTCTTGTCGTAGGGCGATAAGCTCCAGCCGCCGTATTCCGTTCCCTCCATTATCATCGGTCGGCACACGCTGATAGCGCCATTTCTGCGCACGGCAATCTCAAGCAACAGTTTCGTGCAGCCGTCGGGCACGGTAAACGTCGCAGTAAAGAGTTTCCAGCCGCCTATACTCAGATAGATATTGCCCGACTTGACAACAGCACCTTCCGTACCGCCGTCAAAGCGCTTGATAGTGTAGTAAGCACCATTATCAAACAGGGTGACAATCTTCGCCCATACACTGAATACATACGTCTTACCAGCCGACACACGCACATCCTTGAAGTAGAGACCTGTGTATGTGTTCGTCGTAGCACCCGACGCACTGAACGTTGCGTAGTTTGAGCCGCCGACGCCGCCACCGCTTGTTATCTCTACCTTTTGTGAGTGAGCCGCCACTATCTTTGTGATTTCATCCCAAGGACGCAGCGCAGAACCTACGATGCTGTTCTTTAGGTTCGTGGTCGTTTCAACCTGTAGAGAAATTTTGTCCGTTGTCTGCTCTATCTTCGATACCTTATTCTCAGTATTCGTCTGCTTCTGTGCAAGTGAGGTGATACTCTCGGCGTTCTGCGTCAGCGTAGTGTTTAACTTGCCTATCTGCCCATCTACCTCCTGCTTGTTCGCATCTACCGTAGAACTCAGTCCGTCAACGTTTGCCACAATCTCCGCAAGCGTCGTTTCCTTTGTTGTGTCGCCGTCCTTCACCTTTAGTTTGAACATTGACGCAAGCGCATAAATCTCGTCGCGTGACACCACGAATATCTCCTTGCCGTCGAGCGTATAGTCGTTCACGCCCTTGTACAGCTTGATTGACGGAGAATCAGAGCCGTAAGCCGAGAGGTACAGCACTGACTGACGCGCCACATCGGTTGTATTGCCCATCTGAACAAGCTCGTCGCCCACTTCGGGCTGCGAATCGCCGTAGTTACCTCCCGACAAGGCGAGAATGTCGATGTAGTCCGTGCCGACCGCCGTCACTCTGCGCCAGTAGTATTTGTTTTTCGCGTTCGCCGTCGTACCCTCCTTGATGTTGAACGTCTGACAGCGCACGAGGTCGTTGACCACGAATTTATTAGCTATCTCTTTGTCATCGTGCTTTGCGAGGAACGAACAGCGATAGACATCGTAGCGCAAAGGATACGTGCCATATTCGGGCAGCAGCGTGCCCTTCTTCAGGAAATCAACCTTGCTAATCTTCATGGCAGCATCCGACAATACAATCTCGCCGCCTACGCTTTGCAGCTCTCGTATCACGAGCTTGATAAACTCCGCGTCCTTACGCACAAGCAGGCGGTCTACCTCCAAGTAGCTGTCACCACCTCCGTTGTAATCGCCAAGTTTGAAGCCAGAGCCGAGCGCACCCGACACGAAGATTTGGGAAACGAGTTCGGTAAGGGTAGCGATGCCGTCGGAGGTGATACCGATATGGTTGTCTACAGTTTCCTCGCCTAATTTTATACCCTTAGCAAAGCGAATTAGTTCTTGTGCTATATCGCTTTTTTTCTTAGATAAAAAACTGCCCCTTGTTCTGCGTGCAGAATAAACGTTACTATCTGTTTCAGGAGTGATATCATTTTCTCCTATAACATACACACTTCCACCGCTTCCGCCAGTTCCCGCAATCTGTTTTCCATTAACCGTTATTGACTCAACCTTATCTTCAAGTTGCCCGAGCCTGCTATATGAGGCCTTTTCACCTACTATATAAGTTGGACTGTCGTATGGTATATCAAGCTTTATCTCCATGCCAATTATTCGTGAACTACGGAAATGTTTGCCTTCGCCATCAGTGTCTGCAAATATTGGATTTATCAGCTTCACCCTCTCACCAAGAGGGTGAAAGTTGAATGTTCCATTGTTGTAGAACTTTTCACCATCCATTACGCAAGTGAAATTGGAGTTGTCTATCATTGCTTTCTTATAATACGTCTTTGCTCTTTCGAACAACGACTCTCTCGCTTCTTGTATGAGACTTGTTTCTGTTACTTTTGTTGCGTCCCAGTTGTAAAGAAAGAATTTATCTCCAGTTTTTGGACATAAGGCTGCATCAGGTAGTTTACGCCCGTAATTTTCATTTGCTACGATCTCGAAATAGTTTACATTGTCTATTATTTTAAAATTAACTTCAAACTCCATTCCAAGTAAAGCTCCGCTCTCGAACCCTATCATAAGTGTAAGGTCGCGATTTATCCAGCTCTTTTGGAAGGATGTGGCAAACGAATCTGTTGATGTAATTTGCCAAAATGTTTGCGTCGTTGTCGTTCCATCTTCATTCTTGACGGTACTATCATAATGTTTGATATTACTTACGGCACAGCTTACTTTTGGGTATTCATCATCGAATTTTACTACTCCTTCTATGGCTTGCGCATCATTTTCTACGACATTGACATTTTCAAGATATCCATCCTTTGCATAAAAACCTTCTGTATCAACGCTCTTGTTTGGTAGCATCAGATAGTCTGTAGCTATTCCGTCCGTTGTAACGTCTTTCTCCGCGCCGGTGAAGTATCCAGATGGAATATTCTTGTCAGAACCAAATGCATATAATCTGGTCACGTATTCCGACTTAGATTCTGATTGTGACATGGAAAACATATTTGTTCCTTGCTCAAATGTTGTTATTGCAGACATTTCGCAATAGCCAAAGTATATTATATTCCCGTCTATCCACCACTCGCTATCAAGAGTGTCAGCCAGATTATTTAGCGCTTCGATTAAACTCACAGAGTTGTATTCAATAAGAAATCGTTTCTCTACATCAAATGCACCTTGATTATATGTCGTGCAGTCGACCACAAAATCCTTGTTTTGGTATTTATAGCCCAATGCCTTTAGGTTGCTTAGAACTACATTTAGATGGGTTAGAAGCGTTGCGGTCAGCTTAAACGAAGTCTCGTTTGCTCCATACTGCGGACGGTATTTGCATATCTTGTTTTTCCATGCCATATAATAAGCATCCATCTGTATCTCGTAGTCATAGCCGTCTGTGGTGCTATTGTATTTCGGGAAGTACGCAGATGTCAGAACAAACAAGCCAAAGTCTTGGATTTCAACGGAATCCCCAATCTTAAAGTAGACAGGTATTTCCGTTGAGAATTTTAGTTTTATATAGTGGTGCTCCATGAGCTGTCTTGACATCACGGAGCCTTCACACAAATCTTCAATTGTGAAGAAAACCTGGTTGTTTCTAAAAATCTGTATCATACATCGTTTTTGCTATTATCTCCTCTATCACTTGGGTCGGGCTCATTTAGTTTCAAACTAAACTTTGCCATCCGCCGATCAAACTGACTAAATTGTGTGCAAGACAAGTAAGTGCATCTGTACCATACATTCGGCAGAAATGATGTATGTATAATCAATTCGCCGGTGGACAACACTTCTTCACAGAACTTGTAGTAATTCGACAGGAAGGTCTTTTCATCTTTCGCATGAATATTAAAACCTATCGTGATGTCTCGCTCATCAAGGCACGGATTGTGCCTGATTACATGTTTCCCGTCCTTAGAGCGATACTTGTTACTGATAAACTCCTTGTTTGGAGCAGGTGTCATTAAAGCGCTGATGGCAGTATCGTCCATAAATATACCATATTCGGTATAAGCATTCTTTCCGTTTATGTATAGTTGTTCTTTTAACGTCATATCTCCTTTAATCTCTTGTTTATGTCATCAATTTTGGAACCAAACTCGCTATACGTGATTTTGGCATACTTTACCATGTCCTCCAGGTAGCTGTTTGTCATCATCATCATGTTTCGTATCTCTGTCACAGCGCCATTGGTTGAGATTCCAGTTGATATTATCGTCTCCATCTGTGCAACAGCGGTAATCATACTTGCCGATATGCTTTCTCCTGCTATCTGTAAGGCAGTAAACCGACCGTTAAGTTCATCTGCAGTTTCTTGTCCCATGGATTGCCAACCCCCACTTGTGGCAGTCTGCGATGACGAACCAGTATAACCTGTTACTTTCGATGCTTCGTCTCGGAATTTCAAACCTTTGTTGACTATTGTGTTCCACTTGTTGTTTAGGTAGTCAATCTCTGTTTCTGAAAGACCATCCTCAGCAAGTTTAGACCATTCATCATAGAACTCCTTCAAATCCTTATCGAGGAGGTCTCCAATTTTAGCGTTAAGCACAGACTTCATAAGGTATTTAGAGAAATCGTCCGAAAAGTCTTCTGCATCCTTATCCATATCCATCAATGCATCAAAGAAGTTACTCTTCATGTCCTCGAACGACATCTGGGTGTATTTCTCGCTCATTTGCTCGTTGAGGTCATTGATAGCATCAGCATACTTGTCGATATAGTCTTGTATCATACTCGGCAACTTGTCAGAGCGACCTCCCTTGCCTCCTTCTTTTCTATATTCGTTAAGGATAGACATGAACAAGTCTTTGTCTGTGTCCCGAATTTTCTTCATCTCTTCCGAAGATAGGGAGAGGAAGTCCTTGCTGCTTTTAACTGTTTTGCCTAGGATTTTTGAGACTTCCTCCATGTCCTTCTTCCACGTCCTGTTATCATTAACAGAAGAATTGAGGGAAGAACGCCAAGTGCCATGCTTGTTCGCCTCTGCCTTCATTGCATCTGACGCGTTTTTTTCTTGCGCCTTGATGAGCTCCACTGATTCTTTGTATACATCTTGTGCTCCAGCGATAGAGTTGGTGCTTTGCAGTGTATCGTTTAATTCCTCGAGACATGAAGCCAAAACTTCATTCCTCTGATTGAGCTCATCTATTTTATCCTGCATCTTTGCAGTATTGTCTGCGCCTATGCCTAAGACTGATGAAAAACCTTGGACAGCGGACATTCCTTTTGACAGGGCTCCAATATAGTTTCCGCTCATAAAGTCTGCGGCAGCTCCAGCGGCGTCATTAAAAGCCGTCAAGCCTTGCGCTGCTTTATTAGAAGCTCCATCCATACCAAGACTGGAAAATAAATCAGGCAGTTGGTCTATACCTTTTTGAGATATTAACTCCTGCGCATCAGAGAACCAATCTGATATTTGGGCCTTGGTTGATTTCTTTGCTGCATCCTCTTTGTTCTTTGCTTCTGCAGTTGCTTTGGCTGTCTTCTTTCTAGCATTAGCAAGTTTCCCTTCGAGCACAGCAAGTTTTGCCAAGATGGAAGACATTTCTTTGTACTCCTGTGTAGACTTGTCTATACCAGACTTGTCTATATTGGATTGTATTCCTGCGGTATCATCTCCGATAGCGCGCACCCCGAGGTCTACCGCCTTGTGGTTCGCCTGCTTTAATGCTTGCTCATATTGTTTCTCAATGTCCGCTTCTTTTGCCTTAGCTGTATTGAATGCTTCTTGAGCCTCTTTAGCTTCATTGATACGGCGTGTCTGTTCCAACTGCTTTGTTCCCACGAAGTCAAAGATCCCGCCCTGCTTGCTTATTTCAGCATTGAGGTCATTGATTTTCTCTTGCACCTTGGATATGTCAGAGACATCTGTTAGTTTACCACTCTTGATGAGTTGTTGTAACTGTGAGCGGAGGGAAACTAAATATTCCTTTGTGTGAGAAGTAAGGTCTGAGAAGACGTTCTCCCAATCTATCTGCTCAAAGATATCGCTTGTGTCCAGCTTCTGTAATTCGTTATCACGTTGGTTGGCTAGTGAAGCTTTTTGATAAGCATTCTCTGCCTTGGATATCTTTTCGGCGTATTCTTTTGTGATGGCAAGTTTCTTCTGTTGTATGTCACCGTACTCTTTAAGGTATTCATAGAGGTTATCACGCTCTTTCTCCAACAGTTCTTTGTTAATATCTGCTGTCTGCTGTACCTTATTGAGGTTTGCGAGATACCTAGCATTGCCGAGAGCTTTTGACTGTTCCTTTGTTAGGGATGATGATTTGCCGGACTCCTTATTCTTTTTCTTAAACTCGGATTCCTGCTTGTTAATCTCTGCCAATCGTTTCTTGTAGTCGTTGTCTATCTCTTTCAGCTTCTTTTCTGTACCTTCCCGCATGAGGGAGATAGTCTCATCTATGTTTTTTTGTTGCAAAGATTTTAAGCGGCTGTTTAACTCCTCCTGAACTTTGATAGCTCTGTTCCCTTCCTTTATACGATTCTTTCGTGCGGTTACTGCCGCTTTTGCAGACTTTCCACTCACATCACCACCTAACTTTGAATAAGCATCTTTGGCTGCTTTCAAGTCTTGTGTGGCTGTTTCGTACTGAGAGGCTGTGTACTTGCTCTTATTTCTCTCCATAGCAGCAACCTTCTTCTTGGCTGCGTTGTATTCACGTTGCGCCTTGTTATAGGCTTGCTGGTAGGTTTCCGTAGAACCAGTATTAGCCAACGCTTGTGCTTTTGTTTTGGCTTGGTTGAGGGCTTGTTTAGCGGTATTCCATTGTGCCCTAAATATCAAAGGTATGGTTGTTGCGCCTGTGACCGCCCAATTTCGTTTCATCGCTAAGAGGTTGTTCAGAGCCTTTGTTTTCTCTGATTCCTGCATGCGGAGATTCAGATCGGCAGGATTCTTCTTGATGTCATCACGGAGTTCTGCTATCTCTTTCTGAGCCTTATTGATGAATGCGTCCAATCTACTCTCGCCTGTGGCGTAGTTGATGGTTTCGTTGGCTTTTTGCCAATCATTAGCGAGGGTCATAGCTTCATCGTAGAAATCAAAGATGTCTTGACGTACGCTTTCGTTCTCTTGTGCTTCTTGCAAGCGAACTTCGATAGGTTTAGCATTCTCTGCTGCTTGATCACGGAGTTGTATAATATTGCTAAGTTTATCTTCCGCTTGGTCTAAAGAAGCTTGAGCTTGTTCTAACTGACGGCTGAGTATAATTCCTTGACCTCCTCCGTTGTACGTTGCATCACTTGTAATCAGCTGCTGAAATTTTTTTACTTCCTCTTCGTATTTTTTTACATCTTCTACGGCTTTGTCGTATTTTGACTCATCCATGCTTTCTGCCACTTCCTTTTGGGCCTTAGAAAAGTCAAGAGAAGCTATGGCAGCTTGGTCATACTGATCTGTAAGTTGAGGAGCGAGATTAGAGAGCTTTTGGTAGGCTTCTGCTTTCTCGAATTCCGTTGCCGTTTCAGATTGTATGGTTCTGATAAGGCTTTCTATATTTTGCTGACGTTCCTTGACCTTGTTGTCGAACTCATCCCATGCTTCATTTGATTTCCTTACAGCCGTTTCATGTGCTGATTCTGCGGTAGCGAGCTTATATACGGCATAGGTTACTGCTGCGATGGTGGCAGCTATCAAAAACAGAGGACTTGAGAACATAGAAGCATTCCATGCCCTCTGTGCTTTCTCGCATAAGAGAGTAACCTGTGCCCATATTCCTTTGGTTGCGGTATCGCGAGCTGTCGCTGCGGTATTCAAGCCTTGGGATGCGGTATTGGCATTGGTTGCAGCCGTTGCAGCTTTCTCTCTTGCTGCTTTAAGTTGGTTTGCTATATTGTTTCTTTCGTTTGCTGCCGTATTGAGGTTTGTTGCTGCCGTATCTCTGACTTCTGCTGATACATAATCGTCAAGGGCATCATAAGCATCTTGGAGTGATTGCACTTCGTTATCTTGTTGCGCAAGCTTATTCTCCAATACGTGAACCTCGTCTTGCATAACCTTTGCCTTGGTTTGCAATTCGGCAACGTAAGCCGCAACCTCTTCACGCTTGGATGCTACCAATTCCGCCTGGGCTGCTGATAACTGACCTTTGGCTACTGCTTCTTCAAGGTCTGTCTTCTTTACTTCTTCCTTCTTTGGAAGTAATGCGTCAAGGGCTGACAACTCAGCCGCATAGCCTACATTTGCTGTAGCTGTATCAAAGGCTGCTACACTTAACGCCATTGCCTTATAAAGACCGATGGCAGATGCGGCTGCAAGAATAACCTCGCCTATCTCCTTCCAATGGTCAATAACCGTAGATGTGATATCCAAAGCATCATTCATCAAGCCTTCCGTCTGAGTGCCGAGGTCATTGATAGCCATTTCGATGGTATCTTTAATATTGCTTATCTGACCCGTAATAGAGTGAGATTGCTTTTCCATCAATCCACCGAACTTGCCGCCTTCATTGGTAAGGCTTTCGATAGCCTTTTTGACTTCGGGGAAACCAACCTTACCGGCTGTCACCAATTCCGAAACCTTATCCTTGGTAACTCCGAACTGCTTGGCAAGTTCCTCTGTCAAAGGAATACCGCGTCCTGTGAATTGCATCAAGTCTCTTGTGAACAATCGACCTTGCACCATCGTGGTACCATAGAGCCATGTGAGGTCTTGCAGGTTTAATCCCAATCCTGCGGATACGTCACCGAGCCTTCTCATTGTATCGGTAATCTCGTTGGCTGCAAATCCGTATGCGAGGAGCTGCTTTGCACCATTTACCACGCCCTTCATGTCGAAAGGTGTGGTAGCAGCAAGTTTTGCGAGGTCTGATATCATAGCCTTTGCCTTCTGTCCGCTACCGAGCATGGTTTCAAAGGCAATTTCAAACTGCTGAAACTCTCCTCGGACAGTACCCAGTGTGCTGATGATTTCCTTTGCCGTGAATCCAGCAAAAGCTACCGATGCAACAGACTTGATACGATTGAATACATCCTCAATGCTCTGTCCCTGCTGCTCAACAACTCTTGCTGTTTGTGACACTCCTTCCTGAACACCTCTAAAGGCTTTCAGTACCAATGTGTTGTCGCCTGTTATGTCGAATTTAAGAGTTCCCATCTTAGTGTTTCTATCTTGTTTGCGAGTTTCCTCTTTTTTTATATGTCAATTCTGTCACTCTGATACCTCTTTCGCCCTCACCTTCAATAAGGGGTTACTCTGGGTTTAGCTCACTTTCCATTACTGCTTTCATGATGGCATCTTTATTGTTACCGTCTATCATCTCTTCGTTGGCTGCAGGAATATGGGCTTTCTTTCTCTCTTCGTCTGAAAGGTAGATAGATGTTATCTTGTCTTTCATCATAAGCGTGAGATTGCTATAGGAAATTCCCCAAACAACATAGTCGAATGTCCATCCATATCTTTCGCATGCGGCATCAATAAGAGCTCCCCAAATGCTTTTGCCTCCAAAGACGTATTGATTCTTTGTATCTTTGGCCTTGTTGATTTTATCCATCCTTTGGGATTCGTTATCAATTCCGAAGTCCTTTGTTATATCATTCAATGTACTGTCGGCAAGGATGGTAATGAGCAGTGTAGCCAAATTCTTTTTATTACAGTTCTTCATAAGTGTGCCTACTCTACGGTCCAAAGTCTTTGTGTTAAGCATTTCTGCTTTCTTGCGTAGTGTATGATAAGCGATAAGCTGGCAGCTCTCTTTTCTATGATTGGTAACAGCTCTTAGTGCTTCCATGAATGAATTAATCTTTAGGTTATCTTGGTTTATCTCCAACTTGTCAATAAGTTGTGATGTAAGGTACATTCTTCCAAGCGTCTGCGGATAAAGATAAAAATGCTCTTTACCTACAGATACTCCCAATGGCATATCAGTTAATACCATAGCTACCTTTGTCCCTATGTTTATTTCATTCATATTATTTTATATTTTGCACCCAAGGCAGGACTCGAACCTGCGCCTCTAAACCATCTTTTAAAGGTCATGGATTTTATTTTGGCTGAATAGACCTCGCTCTAACCAACTGAGCTACTTGGGTTCATCCGACTAAAGATGTTGTCGGAAAAGAGAATTAATCACCATTTGTGTACGTCTCCGTAATATCACCTTGTTCCTTGGCTCCAGCGGGATGCTTAAAGGTCAAAGCATACTTGTTGCCGGAGCCTTTCGTTGCTGTGATAACTCGCCAACGATAAGAGCAGTACACGTCCTCATTCTTCTTGTTGGTTGTCTTTGCAACTACATCACCATCTGGGATGAGTGCTGAGTGTGTGTATGTGATAAGCGCTCCGTCTGCAGTCGTGTAGGCTTCCTCTGCGCCTACTGTGGTATTGCCCATGTATACTCCGGGCAACTCCGCATCTTCTGGCTGTACGGCAACTCTGTAGTTTCCTTCTACTACACCGTCGATTGTTGGGAATGGCTGTGGAACGTTTTTCTTGACAAACATCTGGTAGACCAATTCGTAGGTAGACTTCTTCGTCTTACGGTCTACTGTGCCACCCCCTTCTTCGGTCTGCGTCATTGTGTCGCCCTTTGTGGGATTGACCTGAGTGGTGTCTTCCTTTGGAGTGTCGAGCTTGTCCCACTCATTCTTCGCAGAGCCGACTGGCTGAATGAAAATAGAGCATTTGCCCCATGATGTTACTGACATATTGTTAATCGTTAATGGTTTGGTACAATAATTTATTACTTATGATGTGCTCATTTGTTCCCTCACATGGGATTACTCTTTGCTCGTCTAATGACAATCTAAAATCAGATCCCCGTACTGACTCGAATATTGAGAAGGAGAGCTGACATAGCTCTCGTAATCTTTGCGCTTTTTCTTCCTTTTGGCCTTCCGTAATCTCGTCTTGTACGTATATATTGACATTGACAAAAGCGTTCTGCAACTGTTTTGTTTGATTAGCTAGAACTGATATACATATATCTTCCTTGGTTTGTGAACCAGTTGGATAAAATGTTCTCTTACGCTTACAAATCTTTCCTGTTACGGCTGTTTTAAGCTTCGATGCAGTTACAATCTTATAAACGTCGTCTTTGATGTCAATGTCTGATTTCATAGTTTCATCTTGTTGATTATTCCTATTGCTTTATCCAAGGCGAGTTTGAGTTTCCCGTCTACTACAGAACGTGCCCATAACTCAGTGGACGCAAGCACATCTTTGTTTTCTTTGGCTTCTACGAAGTCTGCATAGTTCATAGCAGCGACGACAACTAATGCAAAAACCTTGGAGTATTCCGAAGCGAGTTCTTGAACCATTTTCTTTCCTTCTGAAGAACCCTCTGCGCCACTTCCCAGAGTGGCAAAGGTCGACTCTATGGACTTTAGGCCATGGTCGTATATGGCATATCCTATAGAACTTCTGAGGTTAGAGGTATGGTCTATCCAACTTTCTTCCGCTGAGCGATCACGGATTCTTGCTGTAGACTCTTCTCCTAATTTTGAGAAAGCAATAATAATTTCCTTTCTGATAACTTCAAAAGCATCATCAAAGAAACGCTTAATGCTATCTTGCGTATTCAAAAGTCGTGCTCCCATTATACCCAAATTTTACATTGCAGTTGATAGCAATGGAACCCAAGTACTTTAAACTCTCTGGGAACTTTACCAAAGAGCTTGATTCTGATAGTGTCTCCATACTTAAATTCTTTACACGTTCTTGGCAAGTTGTAGATGGTGTACGAATAGTTTTGTGTAGAGCCGTCTGGTATTGTAATAACATTTGCCTTTCCTGCAGGAACAATGTCGCACTTACAATAGTTCTCCATCCATTTTTCAGAACCTTGCACCCAGTCTCCATTATCATTTTCATGTCCGCCTACAATCTCTTTATAATCCAATGTATGGGCGGAGAAATCCAATACTGCCATTTTCTAACATCCTATGTAAACCATTGGTTGACCCATTGCAGGAGTTTCACCAATAGCCTTATAAAGTGCATTGATACGAACTAACAGCCTTTCCTTATCCTTGTCAGATAGTGTGCCTATGCTCTTGTCTGACTCAGATAAGTTTACAGCCTGTATGAGAGAATAAAGGCAATCTGCAAGCGCTCCCTTCCACTCTTTCGATTGCGCTACTTCGAAAGTGAAGAAATCTCCACCATCAAGTTGCCTTTCTATCACTTTGTTTTCGACGAACCCAATCGGTATAGGATAGTGGATTTCGTCTATCAGCGCTTGCAAAATTGTCTTCATAATTGTCTTATTTCAAATATTTACTGTTCTGTTAACCCTGCGAGAACACTTGCTTCTTCTTCGTCGCTAAGAGCGTTCAGAGCTTTTACCAGAGTCTCGTCTGTTGAGTTTGACTTGACGTTAGCTCCTACGGACTTCAAGGCTGTAATGAGGTCTGCTTTCTTGTACTTTTTACCTTTGTACGTAGTGTACTCGTCGGAAGTATCTGTTTTCTCGGCTTCTTCATCCACCTCCTCAGCCTTTGTTGACAGCAAATAAATCTGATCTACGTCCTCTATGACGGGAAGTATGAGAGCCTGTCCAGATGTCACCTCCTGTAGAGCAGGGTCGTTCTTTGAATACTTAGAGATAAGCTTGTACGAATCTACAGTACTGTACTTTACACCTTCTACAGGATTTGTAGACTCTGCAAGTGTACCCCAAACGAGCGAACCTACTTCTTCGTTACAAATAAAGATGATATTGTTCTCGTTCCATGGCTTTACCGAATGCTGCTTGCCATTCTTTTCAATGACAACAGTTCGGTTAACCGTCTCAATTGAAGCTCCGAACTCGTCCTCAAAGGCTTCTGAGAAAGAGCTTTCTGATGGCGTTTTCAGTTTAGAGTCTTCTGTGTATGTCTTACCCTCATAGTCAGCAACAAGCTCCTTTGCCCATTGCTCTTTACGGATTTTCTTTAACTGACTCTTTGCAAGCATTACCTTGATAATGGTGTTGCCGTCAGCATTTGCCTTTTCGAAGATTTTCTCGAAATCGTCTCTAGTGGTTACTCCATTAGTAGCTGTGCGGAAACTGTTTGCTGGTAGATAGCCATAGTTAACACGGATTGCCTTTCCCGAGTTGTCAGCATCCTCAACAGCAATAATACCATTGGAGAGACCTGCCAAGAAGTTCAGCTCATTACGCTCTTCGATACCAACAGAACAAGCTACGCCATCATTCATGAGTTTATTGATGATACGAGCCTTTGCATTGTCAGCTGCTTGTTTTGCTGCAGTCGCTTGCTCTACAAGACCTTGCTCTTGGAGAGTGTTGGCTTTTGTCACCAAATTATCATACTGCGCTTTCATAATGTTGATATTATTGATGTCTGACTCTAGGAGAGTCTTTTTCATGGCAATCTTCGGTAGCTTGCCATTTGATGTGGCTATAGAACCACGCTTCTTCAATGGAAGAGGAGAGTCCATTTCCACGATATCAGCAGCAACATAGGTGGTGTTTGCTGATGTGCCCTCCCATTTCTGATCTGGAGAATATACCTCACGCAACATTGTCTTGAACAGATATGTGCGGTTCTTCGGGGTCTCCTTCTCTTTCACATAAAGGCTGAGCTTAGGGAAAATGGCCCTTATAAACTGAATAAAAAGAGATTCATGCATACTTTTGTGCAATTATTAGTTAAATACTAGAACACTTATTAATCGTGCTCGAAAATAAGATTTGGAAGAGCTGTTTTGAAAGCTGTTCTCTGGTCTTCGTCCTTAAACTGATAAGGCATTGCAACATCGTTAACACGACCATCGTCCATAATGGCAACCGCCTCACCTTTTAAACGAGAGCGCACTACTACACCCGCCGGAGAGGTTCCATCGGCTGGAATGGATTGGTATTTTCCTGTACTTCCGTCTACAGCTAGCGGTTTGTACTCATAAATACCGTCGACTTCTTTTTTAACGATTAGATGTCCGGCTTGAATCACTGCGCCGTCAAAACCTGTGTAATCGAGTGACTTGCCTCCAGTGATACCGCCATTGTATTGACGGATTACAACTGAATCCATACCCGAGTCAACCTTCTTACGGTCAGGTTCGTAATTTTCGTAAACTGCCATGTTCGTTTTTTAAAGATTAAACAATAGATGATTACATCTGAGCCAACTTCTTGACTTCATCATCTGACATTAACTCGTCCTCCTTCTTCTCTTTACCATTCTTGTCGGGTGCGGGAATATTGCCGAGCTTTCCCAAGCCTCGGTCTGCCCTGTCTTGGTTTTCTGCTTCGATATCCTCTTTGAGGTCTTCAAGATAATCCTCAAATTCCTCATCATCCTTGAAGCTCATACGAGAGAAGGCTTTCAGCTGTCTTTCTCCAAACTTGCCAGTGTCGGTGAGCAATTTCTCTACTTTTGCGCGTCTGCTGTTGGTGGTGTTACCAGTTTTAAGAGTATTGACCTCACCTTGCAAAGCTGTGACTACTTGCGTAAGTTCTTTGAGTGCAGCGAGGGTAGCGGAATCAGCATCATCGCTATCCTTTTTGCTCTTAGGATTCTTCCTTGATGGACTCCTACGATTTGGCTCTGGGTCGTCATCATCGTCATCATCATCGTCATCATCTGTAGAGCGTTTGTAATCTTGGACTTGGCGATCAACTGCTGACTGAGTGAGTTTCAGTAATGGCAAGACATCATCAATTGCACTACTGATTGCTTCACTGACATCTTCGTCAGTAGCTTCATCTTCGAGTTTAAGTTTATCGGCAACATTGGCAGCGATACCCTTCAACTCTCTACGGCTGAACCCCAATGCCTTAATGTCCTTGTTGGTTTTCAGCGTTTCAAGAACCTTTCTTAGATACTTATTCATTGCTTTTATTGTTAGATAAAAAATGGTCTGCGCGCGTTAATGCAGGCAGACCATCGCTATTAGAACCCTAAATAATGAGCAATGATTACGAACGGTTCTGTCACGTGCATCTTCACACGTTTTGTTTGCAAATATACTAAAAACTATTTGAATGACAAATAATTTTAATGATAATTTTCAATCTTTTGTAAAAACTATATTTTACCCTCTTCCGAATAGCTGTAATACCCAGAATCTGTAGCTATTATATGGTCAACTAGGTATATACGCATGGTATCACAAGCTTGCTTTAGTCGGCTTGTTATTCTATCATCTTCCGCACTAGGTCTTTTATTACCACTTGGATGATTATGTGCAACTGCTATCACTGTAGAGTCATTGAGAAGTGCTTCTTTTAAAATAATACGCACATCAAATGCAGTTTCTGTAAGTCCTCCACTACTTATTTTCTTTATCTTGATTGGCTTGAAGGTTTTGTTCATAAGTATCACCCATACTTCTTCATGGGTTAATCTTCCAATATAAGGCTTAATATAGTTATATATACATTCTGCCCTATCCAGCTTTTTGCAGTTTTTTGTTTCTTCTATCTGTGACCTACGTCCTAATTCAAGAGCAGCAAGTATGGAATTTGCTTTTTGTTCTGTAAAATTGGTTACTTCCCTTATTTGCTTTGTGGTAAGTTTAGACAGGCCTATTATGCTTCCGTTCGTCAGCGTGAGAATATCCCTTGCTTTTTGAAGTGTTAAAGTGGAGCTTTTGCCGAAAAGCATAGCTAATAATTCTACTGATGTGAGTGATGAAAGACAACCACTCTCCTTAATCTTATATTCTGGTCTTTCTTCCGCTACTAAATCGTTTGTTATATTCATTGCTCTTTTTTTTATTTAAAGTCAGACTTATAAATAACACCTTCTTGAGTTACTGTAACAATCCATTGTGCTACAACCACTCCTTTATTCCAAGCTTTGATAAGAGGGTTAATATGACATGTACCCTTGGAGATAATTTGATTCATGTACTCGCATGCTTCTTCGAAAGTATTGAAGGTGTGTGCTAGTATTGTATATCTCATCGGTTTTGAATAGTTGCTGTCTTTATCCATTGCTCTAATATTTTAATAATTCATAACTTCTGTTTCGTATACTATGACGCCTTTACTGTTAGCTGCAATCAGTTTCATATGGTTAGCGCCGGGACCGTTTACGTCATTTTTATCAAGTCCGATTTCTTCCAACATTTCTTGAATTGCTGTTTGGTAATCATCTATGTCCTGAATTATTAAACTTAACTCAGGCTTTTCATTAAGAAACTGATGAAATCCGTAAAGGTTATATACCCCCTTTTTGACGAGTGAGAAGAAGCTTCCCCACTCGTCAACTTCAACATGCTTAGTTACTGATTTCAGCTCTTCTATGGTTTCGTAACTTGCATATGCGTTGCTTACTGATGATTTCATATTAACGACAGCTTAATTCCCTTACGATAACCTTGTGACCTCTTTCTATTCTTATTCTCGAATTAAAGTTCCATTCGATCGAACCGTCTTCTTTGTGATATTCAATCAACTCGGAAATGTTAAGCTTATTTGCTTTGCTCGGGCGAACTGAATATTTAACAAACCATGAGACCCATTTGTTTCCACGTATTGAGCCGCCTCGTCCTCCGTTTTCAGAAGCGTTGAACTCTGACTTTATTCCGTTGTAAATCAATTCAAATCTTTTCATTGCTCTTATCTTATGTATATTATCCCCAGAATATATCTGTACTCTCTCCAAGATGATTGAGTGCGTTTGTTAGGTCGTTGATTGCCATGTGAATATCTTTTGCCTCTGTATTAAGGTCAGAGTGTTTAATCCACAACTTATCGGCGACATCATACTTTTTAAGTTTTGTTGCTTGCTTAATTCCTTCCGAAAGGACTTCGATTTCTTTCTTCATTTTGGAATACTTAGAAATCAATTCCTCTCTGTTGCATTTGATTGTTTCAATTATCTTTTTCATTGCTCTATATATTGTGGAGTGATGGTTAGTCACTCCATTACCTTTTATACGATGTGAAGACCTCCCCGTCTAATTTTTCGTTGTCTTCCCTACTACGAATTTCGGAATCACCTCGTATATCAGCGACAACATAGATTGCAACATTGCTTAAGACCTTTGCATTTTCATGTATCTCGGCAAATTCGCCAATCATCGCTTTGCCACCAACCCTTGCATTGTCATAGACCTTTGTATAGCCACCAACCCTTGCATTGCCATATATATTAGCGTTGCCATAAACCCTTGCGTTGCCAAAGACCCATGCGTTGCTATAGACCTTTGCTTCGCCATATACTTTTGCGTTGTCATAAACCTTAGCGTTGTGTAAGATACTTGCGTTTTTATAGACTTTTGCGTTGCCATAGACCCACGCATCGCCTATCTGGGATAGATTATTTTCTTTCTCTATCCATCCACCAAGGTCTCCTGATTTGACATCTGAGAAGTCTATGAGAGCTTGGATTCGGTGAAGTTTTCTGCCACAAAACTCGATGGTTTCGTTAGTTAGTTTATACTTCTTACTCGTTGTTGTTAAGTGATTGTAGACTTTTGTTTTTTGTTGTTTCATTGCTCTTTAACTTTAAGTTATTATTGTTTTTATTATCTATTGCAAAGGTAGTCATTTTTTTGCTATTGACCAAATTTTAAAACTCTGTAATTTACTGATAATGAATAGTTTAACTTTGACTAACTTTTAAACAAAAAGGATTTTAACATTTAACCCAAATTCAGCTGTAACACTCTAATTCCGAAAATATGTGTAAGTGTATGGAGAGAAAATTTGACTTGCTTAGAACAACTTAAACAAAGAATTTAACTTTTAATTAACTTAACGGAAACTACTGAATGTTACATAAACTTAAAATAACAAATATAGGAGAAAATAACATTTTAACTGTGTGTTAACGGAACTTAATACTATAAAAAAGGCATCCTAACCTCACGGTCAAGATGCACTAAGAGCAATGAATCGTTAAATAGATAATTAAAACAACGATTCAATTGCAAAGTTACAACTTTATTACCGATTTTCAAAATCTACACTAAACTTTTTAGTAGCTGAGCATCATTGTCTTTGTCATAGTCGTATGGGTAAAATGTGTTGGCTAGAGCATCCATTTTATCAGGAGAGCGTTTTAGACGTTTCTTTATTTCATCTTTCGGCTCTATTATGATAGAACCGTCTGACTGAAAGAACCAATGAGGTTCACATAACTCTTGGTCTAATTCATCATCTGGTGGCAGAGCGGCAAAGAAACCGTTCTTTGGATTTAGCCAGTCTCGTATACACCAAAAAAGATATGCTCTCATGTTGGCGAAGGTGTAACAGCCAGTGACATCATGTTTGTTCTTCACTCCTTCTGAAAACTTGCATGAAAATGCAGTTAACATATCTTGCTCTATCAATCGTGAGTAGACTCCAGCTCCTTCACCTATTGTATCTATGAATGCTTTGTTCCGTTGATCCTTTTTAAGATAGTTGGCTACTTGACCTGCGACTGCCATATGGTCTGCTCTTCCGCCTGAGTTGTGGCATTTTATCTCGGAAACATAGTTCCCTTGACGGGCTATGAAGCAAGACCTGTCTCGTCCCATACCCGCAACGTCAACACCAAGTCTGATTGGCTTATGTGTGATAAAACCGCTATCTTTTAACTCTTCCCATCGTTTGTGTGCAATCTCACACCATTCGTATGGTATGAGGGTATCTTCGGACACCTTTGGAAACATACCGAGAACCTTAACACGGAAGAGGTCATTTGGGGTATAATATCCACCTTCCCAAATAAAATCACCTCTACCTTCATCAAACTCTGACTTACTGATTTTCTGAGCCCATGCTGAAACCTTGTCAGCTACCCATTCATAATCAACTTGGCCGGGGATTATGTTTTTCTTGCTGACTACGTTCTCTGCATTAAGGGAAGATAGTCTGAATTTGTTGAAGCGAGGGGACTTCATGGAATTAGCCGCATATCCAGTAGTCACATTAGGGTTGAACACAAGTAACAATCGAGAGTTACCTTGTAGGTTTCCCTCTATTGCGTTATAAATTGTGTCGGAGATACCCGAAGCCTCAGTTACAATGAACATGGTGTTTACGGCATGAAATCCAGACCATGCCTCTGTGTTGTCCGCTGAAGACTTAAAACCTGTCAGATACCATTCCTCATAATTGGTTCTGATTCCATCCGACAACAACCGACCGGGCAGAAAGCCTGCTTTTTTATATAAACGTGCCACCTCTGGAATCATGATATTGGTCACCTGTCTTCCTGTCGGTGCTGTGAGTGCAATCTTGGTGTTCTTTTCCAAACAGCCATCTTTTCCGAAGCGAGGGGTGAGGTAGAGAAAACACAAAGCGGCCACAGCAGCGACAAAGTCTTTACCCCTTGATGTTCCACTGGCTACCGTTGTCATTTTGTTCTTTTGAACAGAACGCAATATAGCCTTTTGCTCTTCGTCAAGGCGAGCCTTCAAGACTTCCTTGGCGAAGAGACACCAATCATTGCGCCATGCAATCATTTTTTTTATTGCTTTCTGTTCAGACATCTTCTTTATAATATTATTTTTCTCTATCCTTAATCTCTACAAAATCACCAATACCCAAACGAGCCTTGTTGATGCAAGACGCAATCCAACCAATCAGATAGGCAGAAGGCTCATCGCCGTGCTCCATACCAATACCATTTTCTATTGCATCGCAAGCGTGGCTAGCTTCGTGGCAACAAACGCTCATAGTCATATCTTTAGTACTCTTAAACGAAACTAAAACTCCATATCTGTCATCACTCTTTCTGATAGCTTTGTCGTAAGCAATGCCATCATATCCGTCATTTGGTGGATTACAACCATCAAACTCCGCATTTATCAATTCGGGTAAATCCTTTCCGATATGTACCCAAAGTTTTTGCGGATAGATTCCGTTTTCGTATTCGTAATATCCTTTTTTCTTCATTCCTATTTATTGTGAAATATTACTATCTATATTATTTTACTTCCTTTTTCTACTTGTTTGCTTGGATGGGTTTCCTTCGACATCTACATATACATGATATTCGTTATCTCCGTACCTATTCTCAACCTCCTTAATATTGGTTATTGTATATTTCTGATTATGAGCTATTGTGTTCTCACCAGCAGCACCTCTACCTCCGCTACTATCATGTTCCTTACGATTAATAACTTTTGTTCCTTTCTTTGCGTTATAATGAAATAGAACTCCAGTTAAAGGTGGTTCACCTTCCATTTCAAGCATATCATTCATATCCATCACATCGTTAGTATAATCTATGGCATCACGTTTTATAGTCGTTGTACTTTTAAGATATTTGTCTGTATAAGTCTTTCCGACCAACTTGTCATAGCCCCCGTTAAGTTTGAGTTGAGACATTATGGCATCTAACTCTTCATTGCTTCCTCCTCTATAAAGAGAAGTGTTTTCTTTTAGAGGTTTCGCTAATAAGTCAACCTTATCAAACAAGCCTTCTTCATCGGTTAGATAACCATTATCGTTAACGTATTCGTGATATTGCTTCTTTGCTAACTCAATATCACGTTCCGCACCCACATCAGTCTTTCGGCTCTTTGCACTATTGGAACTATTTGTTCCTCTTGTTCCATTACTTCGTTTTCCCATAACATAACGATTTAATTACTAACTATAATAAACTACTTTGAGAGGTTTGGAAAATCCTGCATGTTATCAAGCATATCTTCTACAGAGAAGTTCTTTACTTGAGTATCATAAAAGGTCTTTTTCAGCTCTTGGTATTTTGCTTTTGCATCAAGATCAAGCATACCGATGGTATCTTTCATCTTTTCAAAAGCTTTCAACTTATTCTTGATGATGATTGGTGTTACATAGACGGCATTATTTTCCTTACACCACTGCTCAATCACGTTACCACCGCCATAAACGATAAATCTGAATCTGTTGCCATTAGCTACAAACTTGGCAATCTCGTATTCAAATTGCAGTTCATTAAATCGGTCTGTGCAACCTCTTGTGGCGAATGATGAGTAACCTTTAGGGACACCCATCAAATTTAGCTTATAGAACTTAGGAGCCACATTTAAGTCAACGAATACACCAATCCACTTTTCCTGCATAGCTCTCGCAAGGAAACGTTTTTTGTAGATAGCCTGCATACCAAAAGCTATTGGTGTATCATTTGATAAGCTGAAGTTTGGCTCAATAATACTGCCAGGGTTGTACTTCAAAATCTTCTCTGGCTTCTCATAGATTGACCGGAATCTATAATCATCAGTATAGAAGTGGAGTGTTCCCCTGCCATCCATGTTTGTTGTTCTTGCCTGCTCGCCAAAGCAATAAACCCAAATCGGTCATTAGAGATTTTTCGTACAAAAAGTCAGATTGTAGTAGACCATACCATCGTTATAGCATCTGTATACTAACACAATATGCATCTTTCGTCATGTTTTAAGACAAAATGAAAGCGATTTTTTCTAATGACCGATTTGGGATAAAATGGGATTTCTATGTACTGAGGTTGAACATCAGACAACAAACATGGTATCTCCAACGGATTGTCCGTTGGAAACAAGCAGTCTGGTATATACAATTCTCCGTTTTCCATAATTATCCTTCTTCATCATCTGGAAGCTCCTTCATTAACTTCTCGAATGGATTTTCTACTAATCTGTTATCTACTTGCTCGACATAGCCACGCTTCTTGCCCTTGGTTTTCAAGAGGAAGATTATTGCAGTTAGATTGCCTTCATTCACCTTTTCAACCAACTTACTTTCCGTAAAGTCAAGGATACCTTCATCTATATCATCCAGCATCTTGGCTAACTTCTCATCCTCTTTTCGCCAGTTATATAAGGCTTGGCGTGTAATGCCCAAAGCTACTGCCGTAGCAGCCATATTGCCACCCTTCTTTTCGTAAGCAGCGGCAATCTTTTTTAATTCTGTTCTTCTTACCTTTGCCATAATCAACCTTTCTAATTTGCAGATGCTATGACTGCTTTCAAAGCATCTATGTAAGACATATTATCTGTTAGCAACAGGCAACGTGCTAAATCTCCAATAGGTCCGAGACCAGGAAGGAGATTGACGTCTATCACGTAAAGGTTACCTTCATTATCGCATCGCATATCAATACGTGCATGATGTCGTAACCCAAGACAGGAGAAAACATCGGAAGCTATCCTCTTAGCCCTATCATCTAAATCTCCATAGACCTTGCAGCCAACCTCCATATAGTTTTTCTTGCTTTCGTATGTTTGGATGCCGCCATTTGTTGTACAGATTACCTCCATTACAAATGTGCTGAGTGGAAAGCCTTTTATGCAGACAACCGTAAATTCTCTTCCATCTATAAAGTCTTCTATAACAACGTCTCCTTTACCTTTCGGATCGAGCTTTTTTGTTTGAACTCTGATTTCATCAGCGGTGTGACAGATGTTTAGTTCAGAGATACCAACACTATCACTTCCATATCTCGGCTTAACGAAATAAGTTTTTCCGTGCAAGTCAAACACCTGATGATACTGATGTGGTACTCTAATACCATTCATCGTAAGCCATCTTGCAAGTTTAGCTTTATCCCTTACAAGTTCGTACTTACTAAAATCTTCTGCCGTGGTCCTTACACCTTTCTTTCGGATTGTATTGATGAGTAACTCACTTGCAGTTCTTAGCAAAACGACATCCTCTTTGTCAATGAAGTCGAGGTTGTCTGTCTCGTCAACAACTGCTAATTGGATATTTTCTCTACCAAGTGCTTCTTGGTAATATCTGAAAACTGAAGGTGTATTCAGTTCTTCCATTTCCTTTTTACTTGTTATGCTCCAAATCATTTTCTTTCCTTTATTTCGGTTAAACGTTCACTTGCTAACTCTAACAACTTGGCAAATGTGATGCTTGGAGATTTTATGCCAAACTCCTTACCTATGTCTTGTTGGATTTTAAGAAGGGTCTTTTCGTTATCTTCTTCGGAAGCTAGGACGAGGGCATCACTTTTGCGTGCTTGCTCACGAATATCTCCATACAATGTGTCCAGACTGGCAAATGAGCTAGGGTAGAGAATGATGGTGAATACGAAGTTCTCCTGCATGGCATATACATCTATACCCTCAGTGCTTATTGGCTTAATCTCGTCTATGTTCACATGGGCAAACTTCTTGAAGTCGATAGATTGTATTGATGCAAACAACTTCTTCAAGATGCTAACATTGGCTTCACCATGAAGGGAGTTGTGAGACAATTCAATAGCAATAGCTTCATCATTTGTAATCTCGCTCTCTTCTACATACAAGATGCCTAGCATTTTATAGTGCAGTTTCTTGCAAGCCCTCAAACGATGATTACCGCTGATCATGATGTATCTACCATTATCCTTCTTGATACAGGTAGGCACACTACTCAATCCAGACTTAGCTATGTTGTCTGTTAGTTGGGCGAAGTCTTCACCCGACATTTCATTTGCATTGATTTCTACCTCATCTATGAGGTTTATATCAACTTTTGCGTATTTCCATCTATCTTCATTTTCCATTCTTCAACGATTTTTGATATTTCTCAATGATTTCCTTATTCGTAGGGTATATCCCAAGTATTCCTTCGTAAGCAAGATAAGATGATGTGCAGTGCTCTTTCACTTTCTTGTATACACCACGATATTTCATGCTCACAGGCTTATGGGTATAAGCGCAGGAGATAACCTTCTCGCAAAGTTTGTGCATTCTTCTGCTCAAATATCTTTGAACTCCTACAGATTGAATGCAATACAATATGAGTTTACTCAATCGAGGAATAGCATTATTCGTACAGAAGTCCGTCAACTGAAATAAATCATACCCCTTGTGTTGAGGTAACGTAAAGCCAAATCCACCTAGGGTATACTTGTCGTATTTTACCGCAAAAGCATACGTACATACGCTACATTGGTCCACCTTCTTGATATACTTCTTTTGTAAGCAATGTAGGAGAGAAGCATCTACTCGTTCAATCTTTAGCTTATTGGGGTCCGTAATCTCCAAATCGTCTGGTGGTACAATCTCATTGCATTCGATTCTGTATGAAGAATACGAGGTGCTTGCATTATTTTGTGCAGTTGGCTTATTGCAATAGAGGAACCTTCCTGCAGACCGTCTTTCCCCACTTGAATTATTCCACATAGCTATCTTATGCAGATTTCTCAGATAAGGGCTGTTGCTGAAATAGTAGAAATAACTATCACTCGGAATACTTTCTACAAGATTATAGTAGTCGTTTCTAGCAACAGAAAAGTCTGATTTCAAGTCACTATTCTCAGAAATGAGTTTGAATGCTCTCTTCTGCTTCTTCTCTATTCTTCCGTAATTAAAGAAGATTACCTTCTTATTCTTGATGGCTTCTTCTATTGTTCCGACATGGAAATCACATGTTGTGAGTAATCTCATCAATCGCTCATTTGCCTCCTCGGTTTTCTCGATAGATTCCCTTGCCTTAATTTTCAACGCTTCGAAGATGGCACTATTTCTTGCCGATTCACTCATGAAATACTTTTGCAGTTTCACCGCATAAAGAGCCAAAGCAAGCTGTCTTGACGGTGTAGGATTGTTATAGTCCTCCAACCATGCCAACTTATCCTTATATGTAAGTGTCGTCTTACCATTTGCCAACATATACAACAGATAGCAGTAGGCATCTTGGCAGTATATAGACACCTCCACCTTATCAAGGAAGAATAACTCATAGTAATACATGAAGCCATTTACTATGCAGATTTCCTTGTGTCCGTTAGCTTTTACAGCATCATACAGAGCTGAAACCATTTCAGAATTGTATGGTAAAGGCTTTGTCATATACGACTCCACCTTGTCGTATGGATTTCCTTGGTAGAGTAGTGGACATAATTCGTCTGGAACATCATATTTAAGCCCAGTAACCTCACGGAACCGCTGGTATGATATAATTGATTTAAAGTTCTCCAGCTCGTGGTTTATAGCGTAATAAAATAGCCTATATGTAGAAAGAACACAAGACAGAGCTTGGTAGAAATCATCAGTAGCATGGTAAAGTCTAAACTCTATTGTTCTTGTCTTGAAAAACGCAGAAATATTCACTGCATGACGGATGAAACCCTTGTTAGAATTGTTAGTGAATAACTTCTGAATATCTTCGAAAGTCTGAGCTCGTAAGACACCTTCATAATACTTTTCTGTAGGAGTTGGCATCGCTATGGATATAAGCTCATCGCATTCTGATATTTTAGCATACTGCTTAAAATAAGGGTAACATACATAGAAGAACAGAAATACTTTCTTTATCTGATCAACAGGCAAATCACCGACATAAATGTGTACATGGGTGTAGATGCTCCATTTTAATCTGCCACCTGCAGCAACCATTGATTCATATACAGAACGGAGGTCATGCAGCTCTTTTAGGCAGTAAAGATGTAGTGGAGGGGTATTCACCTCTCCACCAAACTGCCTATTGCTTGAACAATCGGTATTATCAATGCTCTCTTCCTTGCTCCAGGAGTAACCTTCGGGCAAAGTTACCTTCGCCCTTTCAAGATTGCACATTTCGATTTCAATACCGAATGTTCTGTTTCTTATGTCGCTATCTACATTCATGAAGCATATCTATTTCATTTTCAATACCTAATTTCTGAATAGTTCTTCCTGTCTTTCGGAAGTCAATCCCTAAAGCTACACTTGCAAGCGTAATGAGGGATGATGTTACTGGAAGCTCTAAGCCTATATGATTAGCAATACTTTCCATCAGTACCAATCCCTCAGAAACATCTTCTGTGATGTAACGTGAATGAACAGATGTTGGACTTATTGCCCTATCATTAGATTCAGAATAACGATAGAAGCTCTCTAGTTTATTTTCGCCCATGAAACCGCCAGCTTTGAATATGTCTATAGGACGTTGGTGAAGTGTTTTAAGTACTGTTTTTTTCTCTTCATCAAGTTTAAGCATAATATCCAATGTAGCTTTACAATCTCTTGTATATGCTTCACGATACATACAGAAGTTACCCTTTGAGTATTCTATTCTTGACAGGCTCATAATGGAGCCCACGGTGTGAAGAACCATATTTGGATTCAATAAAGCCGATTCCATTACTGTATATTCGTGTCTTAAGCTATTGCAAAGATTGTGCAGTTTATTAACCTTCTCTCTTGAACTATGTGAAGGGGTAAAAGCAAATGGACATCTTTCAAGCCTACAGCCTACACGGAAAACAACCTCGTCATGCTTGTCATTCAATTCCACGCGTCCCTCCAAGTATGGACCCGTCGTTTCGACGAGCATAGGCAACTCTTGGCAGTACTTCTCAAAATAGTATGATGATGCGTAGCTGCAAATGCAGACTACAATTTGGTCCTTATGTAGAAACTGATGAATGCGTTCTACCAATCCTTCATAGTAGTTACTTTGAATGGTACAGAAAACAATTTCAGCATATGCAACCTTACTGAGGTCTTTTGATACCTCGTTGATTGCAGTTTCTGTATAAACTGATTTCTCTTTAAGAAAAACCCTTCTACCATTATGGATGAGTCTCTCAAAAGATTCTGATTTATGTGAAGACGTTTTTAGGAGTGTTACATCATGTCCCTTAATAGATAGGTCTGCTGCTAAAGCTATTCCTACATTTCCTGCTCCAATTATTGCAACTTTCATGCTCTTAGTATTTAGAGCGGAGAGTTGGAACTGCACCAACGACCTCAATGATGGAATCATTGCGCTCTGCTAACTGAGCTATCTCCGCTTATTAAACAAATCGCTATACACGCAAAAAAGCTCGTCTTTCCGAGCCGCCAACCTTTCGGTATGTTAATGTTCTTTACTAAACTAAAACAAACTCGGCTGTATGTAAGTCGGGTTCTTAGAAACACCGAACTCTTCAATTTGGAGTCCTAATTTCTCGTTCATCCATTTCGCAACCAAATGACGATGACAAAAGTCTCCCGGCTTTTCGTAGCAGCAAAGGGCTACATCTTTCCCTTTTGCCAGACTCTCTATATTGGAGAGAAACACGTTTGGGTCTCTATGTGCTAATATCTCTGAGGAGAAGCGCTGTTCATAATCCTCTTGAGACTTTGAATTATGCAAGATATCGTATGACGGGGACACCATTTTCAACGATGGTCCGGCAAACCATTTTGGAGGGTACAATGCTATTCCTATAACTACTATGTTCTCCTTGTGTAACTTCTTGCTGTTTGCGAAGTATGATGTGTAAATTTTCATATCGTGTAACTTTTTGCAAATATACTTAAATTTATTTGAATAACAAATAGAAATCACAAATATTTCTATCCTAATACTATTTTTATGCTTTTCCCCTTAAAGTCGTTCCCGTCAAGAACTATTTCTTGATTGCGGTACATTTCTTCAACCTTTTCTCTTGCTGATTTAGCTGTAGAGGACTCAATTTCTATTGTCCGTGACAGAATCTCTTGGACTTCTATTTTATAGATTCTCTTTACCATCGCTCTTTTTTTTAAATGTCGTTATAATGAAGACCTTCACCCTCTATTAGTATGTGGTCTTCGTTTGCTACTAATTCTGAGAGGGATAACCAGCATCCACGATAAAGGGCTTTCTTGAGCTCTTGATAACGTTTTTCTGCAACTTCCTTATCGGTGATGAGGGATTCTTTAAGTTGGTCCTCTGTGTAGAGATACCACGTTAACTTGTATATTTTCATATTATTCACATGTTATATAATGTTCAACCCAATTTACGGTCATATTTACTCTTATAAGAGAGGGTTCGTCTTTTATTAGCTCACCAGAGATAAATCCTTCTGTTAGAGATTTCTTTTCTTGTATGAGTGCTTCTTGTGCTTCGTGCAGTGAGTTATATTCTGCATATCTTAGATTATTAGGACATACACTTGAACTCCACCTTTCGTTTAGATACCATTTTACCATGATATTGACTTCTCCGTGATGTCGAGGGCTGAATGTTTATATATTTATTACGTCTATTCCCTTCTTTGGATTCTTAGTAGCTCTGTCTAGGCTAACCTTTCCATTGAATACTCCTTTTACGAGAGCATAGAAGGAAGTGCGCTTATCCTCGGTGGTAGGTATCTTTCCATAGCGTTCACAAGTAACACCCTTATCCGTAAGAATGGTGTTGATTTCCATCATTCCGTAGTAAGACTCCTCGAAACGCTTCTGAATGACCTTGCCACACACCTTAACTTGGCATCCTTTCTGAAGGTTGAGCTCTGGCTTCAAGCTATCTTCGTAAGCCTTAACAAGGAAGAAGGCATAGACCTCTTGGTCTTGATAACAATAGAAGTTCTTTGCTACGGTAACCATATCTTCTTCAAACTCTGTTTTAGGCTGAATCTTTGCCCCGAACTCGCAAACAGCCTTCACGTAAGCTTCATCCACCTTCAAATTGCCACTATTCAAGATGGTGTCGATTCCCTCCAAAGTTGCCGAACGGTAACGAACGTTTTCAACTTTCGTTCCTTTCTTATAGACTGGGCAAATATCGTACTGAGCCTTGGCAGCCATGATGAGGTTCGTTTTAAGGATAGCATTCTTGTAGCTTGAATCCTTTCTGCCGCCCCATTTCTCGATGTCACCAAACTCATCATCGGTAGCATAACTGCCCCTGTAATCATAGAGTTCATAGAGCTTTTTGGTGAAGTCGGATATGTAGTACATATCATTGATACCAAACTTCTTGATACATTCGCAACCTACTTGTAATTCCTCGCCCGTATTCACATTTTCAACGACATAGGCATTCTTACACCAATGACCGCAAAAGTCACATTTACCATAGTCTGCTCCGTGCTGAGGGTTCTTGAAAATAAGCTCCTTGGTCGGGTCGACAGGAGTAAAAGCATCGTCCTTATATGTGGCAAGGAGTCTCCAACCGCTCTGCTCGGGTATGTCGATCGTAAGGTCACATACCTCATGGAAAACCTCGATTCTCTGCCCTCCAATTCCTTCTTCATTGATTACAGGATGATAAAACAACTTCTCATAAGGCTTACCTAGGGAGTAAGCGAAGTCCTTTACATTCTTACGTGTCTTGTCAGCAAACTTCTTGAATGCGTCAACTGACTCTGATGGAATAAACGTCTTTATCGTATTCATTACTCTTATCATATTGAGGTAGGGTGGTTAGCCCTACCGTTACCTTCTTATGCGACTTTCAAATATTTGCGTAAATCTACTAATACTGATGCTACACTTACAAAGTATGGAATGCCATTTCTTTCTTGCTGCATGTGGATTCCGATGCTTTCTAGTACAGCTTTTTCTCTTTTGCTGTAGAAGTTATCGGCTAGCGTACCGAACTCGTTTTGGCCGTATGGCTTGTTCAGAATGTCGAATAGCTGTTCCTTCTTCATTTGCTCCTTCAACTTGGTTGCTCGCTCTTCTCTAGCTCTTGCAACTCTTTTGAAGTTCATCTTCTTCCAAAGAATGCAGAAAGCATCCTTATCTAGGTTACTTGCCATATATACATTCTCGATGGAAGCGTATTCGGTAGCATTGACCGACATTCCTACTCGCTGTTCAAATTCTTGCTGTGTCATTGCTCTTATATTTACATCGTAACCTAATTACTTATCAAGCTTTCCATATTTAAGCTCCAATTTCTTAAACGCTTCATCCAAAGTGTTTTCGTAGAAAAACGTAGGGTTTTTAGCGGTATATAAATCCAAATCTTGGATATTCTCTATCGCTTTATGATTCATTACTACGCAAGCTTTAAATCTAACAGCGTCAGAAGCGAAATCAAGACTCAAAGAAACCCATGTGCCGTTTTTAAGTTCTATCATCAAGTTCTGATAAAAGACATATTTATAATTCTTTTTATCTAACTCTGCCAAGAACTCCTTGAATTGCTTGTTTAAAGCATCGTTACCAAATTTAAAAATATCTTTCTTTTTCATTGCTCTTTAACTTTAAGTTGTTATTGTTTTAATTATCTATTGCAAAGGTAGTCATTTTTTTTGAATTGACCAAATTTTAAATCTTGTAAATAACTGATAATCAATAGTTTAACTTTAGCTAACTTTTAATCAAAGGAGTGGTGTTGGTGTCTGTTTTTCGCTGTGACACGCTGATTATGAAAATATGTGTAAGTATATGGAGATTTTATTTGACAAGCTTATAGAGTATAGAAAACGGCAAATAACCTATTTTTTAAGATTATTTGCCGTTAGATAGTTTTCAATCTTTTTTAAAGCCTTTTGGTGTTTGGCTTTAATCCTTTTCTTCTGTTCTGTATCTTCATTATTCCGACTTATATTATGGCGCAAGTCGTTTATCTTTACCTTTAAGGCTACAATGTTGCCTGATGTAATTATTCGTGAAAGATATTCGCCGTACGATTCGTCTTCTGTATGAGTAAGCAAGTCTAAGGTATTGACCATGTTCTTATCTACGCCTAACTTTGCTAAATCAGTAAAGGAGCAATTTGTATCTTCTACAATATCATGCAAGACACCGGCAATTCTTTCAGCCTCATTATTACCCATAAGAGCAACCGATAACGGATGGAGAATAACGGGGTTCCCGTCTAAGTCTTTTTGACCTTTATGGTATCTAGACGCTATTTCCACTGCTTCCTCAAAATTTATCATATTCTTCTTTTGTTATTTCCTTTCCGTAACAAATGCTTTCTCTAATAAAAGCAGAAGTGAAGTCCCCCAATTTCTCTGTTTTGCCTTTACGTTTGAAATTGCACATTATAACCCCTTTGGTGATATACAGTCTTATTGCCAATTCTTCATAATCATCGTAAATATACATCTGACCTTTTTGGGGTAATGCCTTCCAAATTTCTAACTCATTCATATTTAATATTTTATCGGCTGTAAAGTTAGTTATTTATATTCAATTATACAAGTTTTTAACTTTGTTTATCTGAAGTGTGAGTAATATTCTTCAGAGAGTCTTTTTAGTCTTTCTATCCTTGGTAGGTCTGTTACTTTGTTTAACAGCCTTATTTCTTCATAATATTTATGTCCTAATCCTCCTTGCATTTTGGTTTCCATTCGTATCTTATTCCACAACTCTTCTCCGAGTATTCTTTTTGCATTTACTTCCGTTTCTTTAGCATATATCATTTTGGCTGTATTTACCTGAATCTCTGCCACTATATTGTTTGGCATAGATAGGTTTATGATATTTCCACTATACCCATTGAATATTTCTGCTTTTTGTTCCTTGTGTCTAATGAATGTGTCTAAATGCTTTAAATTCATTATAACATCATCTATCTTATTTTTATCGACAATAATAGTACTTCTCATCGCATCTTTGATGTCAGTGATTTCAATATTTTCAGTGATAAGTTTTCTATACATTGAAGAGAAGGACTTGTAATTAACAGATGTTATGATTCCTCCTACCTTTTCTGTTATGGACTCTCCTATTATTTTAAAATCATCACCTATCTCCCTTGCTTTTCCTACCAATATGGCACAATCTCTAACACTTTTGTTGTCACGTAGCCAGTATGGCAAAGTTCCCTTTCTGCTTGAAGATAATATTCGTAAGCAGTTTTTATCTATCCATGAGCCAAGCCCGCTTGGCAATGGCATATAGTTATTAACACGTTGTTTGGGATTATAATATTCTTCATCACTCATTACTATAGGTACAACATAACACATGCAGTTAGGATGCCATCCTAAGAAAACAAAGTCTTTGGGGTATCTTCCTATCAGATCATCGCAGATGTCTGGTGCAGGATGGCGCTTACTCAACTTTACTTCATACCCCAAGATGAAGTCGAATTGTTGCCATCTTGTCTGCTCTGCCTTTCGATAAGCCATGTTTATCTCGGTTCTTGCCAGACGTATCGAAGTGTATTGACAGTCAAGACAACTTACTGCTTTTCCATATCTCTCAGCATAGTCTGCTTTCATTGAGGGAAAGTCCGAGAGATATTTACTTATTCTCTTGCTAAGGACAACTGAAGATTGTCCTCTTTCTATTGCAGTTGAAATGGTTTGCTCCATTTCTTTCTTCAATTCCTGCGATTGCACCCACAGTTTTTGAGATAGATTCATCCCTCTATCTACTCTTTGTTGGAAAGCCTTTAATGCTTCTGTGTTAGGCTGAAAATATCTATTATATTTAACTCCTCCCTTCTCAAAATCATAAGCACGAAGAACCTTACGAGCTAAAAGGTCTTGCATTATATTACTTTCCTTCCACTCGTTTGAAGTTCCTGAATAGATAAGACCATTCATTTGTGATACGTAGCCTGACATCAATTTATTGACTATCTGATTTAATTCCGGATAATCTCTAAACTGAAATTCGAAAGAACCGTCATAGCTGGTGCTTTCTACAGCTATAGCCATTTCTTTAGCTATTCTATCATAAATGCTCTGAACCTGCGACATATACTTTATTAATCGTAAGTTCAGAGCATTGTATGCTTTCTTTTGATTGGGAATCTTGGGCTTCATTTATTTCGGCTTATAATGGTCGTTTACGCATTGTCTTTGGTACAGTATGGCATATTTCTCGTATGGGCATGTGGCAAGTGTGGGTTGTCCCGTTACACTTTTATTACGTGGATTAGAAACATGTGCACACCTATAACAAAAATTCTCTGCTGTCTTTTGTGTGGCAACTATTTTCTTTTTAGGCATAAGAGATTTTTTACATTGTCTGTTCGCCTATATTGAATGCTGTTTGTTGGGCTAATGCTGATGCTGCTTGGTCTTTCCTAATCTCCTGTAACGTGGCCCTTGGGTTATTAGACTGACCGAGCTTAGCGATTGATTCAAGCTGACTCTCAACTGGCTGTCCTCCATTGGCTTTCATTCTTAAGCTTATGTTATAACTTTCATCTTGTGGTACGTATGGAGTAATGATGTGTTTGCAAGTGATGTTGTCTATCTCTTTTGCCCATGCACTATTCATCTGTTTTAAGAAAGCTTTAATAACATTAAATTCTCGTTCAAAGCATTCTTTCCATGATCCTGCTTCTTCATTGATTTTCATCCTCGCATCTGTCAGCATAGTTTGTCTTGCATCATAGCCTATATTTCCGAGCCCTTTCATATTATCAAAAGAAATGTCCGGCATCTGAGATAGCATCCAATACAATTTCAAAAGAGTGTTGGTTTGGTTGTTGACAGCCTCTTGGGATTGATTCCAAGAAACATAGGATATATCTCCGTCACTTTCAACGCGCCAAATACGGTTACTCTCTCCTTTCTTCTCTTTCCCCTTAATTCCTCCCTTTACTTTTACTATTGGGGCTGCATTGTATGCTATAACGTTTCCTGTTCGAGAAACGTTATACTCTAGTTCATGGCGAATATTTCCAAGTCCACCATATACCGGCATAGGACGCGAAAGATAAACGCCGGGTATCTTATTTATTATTATCTCTTCTCCGCTCTCCACCGTGCCGTCGTCCATTACTTTTGCAGTTGTTTCCTCCCAAGTGTTGTCTTGGTTATCTTTTTTCCATATAAAATGTCTGTCTGCAGTAAATGTCTCAAAAATCGTGATGGTTTTGACGTCTGAAACCTTTTTGTCGTATTCAAATGACATTGCTATCATATCATCGAGTTCATCAATGATAGGGTATAAGCGTACTCCGTCCATTGGAGAGTAGGTCTTGCACTTTAGCTTGTATCTGCATGGGAAACCGTATATCGTGTTTTCTCTCTTAACCGTAAACCATATTGTAAACATTTCACATGCCGCATAATACGCTTTACCGCGCTTATAATTCATGGAGTCAATATGGGCATTTTCATATATTTTCTCTATTGCGTTTATAATAGAAGTCTGCGTCTCGTTTAAGGGTGTGTTGTATTCGCGTTTTACCGGTATAGAAAACGTAAATTGGTTTACACGGTTAACAAGGAGTTTTTCCAAACCGATTGAAATACGACAAGACTTTTCTCCGTTCTCTTTGTCTTTCAAACTCAAAGTGTCTTTAAGCACTTTATGATTGGAAGCTTCATATGATTCAACCAAAACGCTCCATAAGGGAACACATATTGTCCTCTTCTTTAAAGCGTTGATTTTCTGGTCTATACTATTTGTGTTACCAAGTATTTCTTTTATATCCAT